TCAGTGCAGCTGAAGGGGCTGCTGTTCGTGGTTAACATGAAGCGGCACTCTATTAATGACGCCTGGTGTGACTATGCGGCAAACCACACTTTCCATCGTTTTAAATGTGCAGCTGCAATTGATGTTAGTGCATTGGTGGTAACGCTCTTTGGTTTCCTTCGAAACATAGCGGCTGCTTTTGGCGTGTGCAGCAGTCTGGCATTCGGGGCAGTGCATCATGTTGAATAATCCTTTTGACTGGCGAGGCGAGGAGGAATGTTTGTATTTTGAATAATCAAACTTTAATTTGCAAATTTAAATTATTCAATCGTCAACCCCTGACTCTTCATCACTTTCCGCTGTGTATTCAACATCAGACAGCAGTACCTCAAAATCAAGCTGTGTGGTGTAACCGCTGCTGCTCAGACTGTGAGTTACCTTACTGATGAGCCACGGCTGTGCATCAATCACTGATTTAAACCCGCTCACGGCTACCGGCGTTTCCGGGTAAAGGTCGGCCCGGCCCATTGCCAGCGTGACAGAGAATTCGGCGACACCGCGTTGCAGCTTCTCCCATTTTGCTTTAGCGGCACGCATGGCCGTGGCTTTGCTGGAGTAGACTGTCGTCAGCGTGAACACGTTGTCTTCACTGCCCGCCAGATAATCCCCCTCTTTCGCCTCCGGTGTTTTCGTGGTTTTGGCCGTGGTCTTTTTTGCGGCCGGATGCTCAAGCGCTCGCAGGTGCTTCTCTCTGGGTTTGCGCTGGAGTTTCACCTTCTTCGGCTTCGGGTCTCTGGTATGCAGCCAGCTGGCCGATACGCCGGTATAGGCTCCACGGTCGGCAATGCTGAAGCTGTGCCGGTCGCCGTCCTTTCGGGTGAGGGTCATCTGCGGGATAGGTTTGCCGCTGAGGGTGACGCCGTTCCCCGGCCGGATAAACAGCAGCCGCCCGGCTTTCACCGCTGCCACTGCGCCGTAAAGCGAGGCGAGGCGCGTCAGAAACTTGGCATCAGTCTCCTGCGTCTGGTCGATATGTGCCACGGCGATCCCGGCAAAGCCATCGGCCAGCATGGGTTTCAGGCTATTGCGCCCGGCCACCTGCGTGACGATATCGCCCAGGGTGGTGTCGTGATAAGACACCTCACGACGGGAATTGAGTGAACCACGGAAATCAGCGCTGCGGGCGCGGATGGTCATCGTGTCCGGCGCGCCGTGGTGCTCCACCTCATCAACGGTAAAACTGCCCTTACCGATAAGCGCCTGGCCTTTCCAGCCGAGAAACAGCGTCACCACGGCCCCGCGTACTGGCATCGCCAGCTGCCCGTCGGCGTCGTCCAGTTCGATGTCGAGCTGGTCAGCCTCAAAGCCGCGGTTGTCGGTCAGTGTGAGCGAAATCAGGCGGTCGCGGATATTGGCGGTCACATCTTTAGAATTGACCGTCAGCATAAAGTCAGGCGTCAGGCGCGCACCGGCCTGCATTGGCAGACTGCTTATCCCCGTCATCCTGATAAGCCTCCCGCCTGTGAGATAAGACTGCCCGCCGCCGATTTAACGCTGCTGATGGCCGATGTCACCTGGCCGGGCAGATTGCTGACGCCGCTGATTAATCCGTCGGCCTGCTGTTTCAGGTCGCCAAACATTGACGTCAGGGACTCATCCACGCGCTTCATGCTCAGGGTAAACATAATCTTGCTGGCCGTGCCGTTGCTGAAAAACTCGCTGTGCGTGTTAGAAATGCTCTCGATCACGTACATGCCGTAAATCACGCCGTTACCGCCAATCAGCGGCCACGCCATCCCCTGATCGGCCAGAATGCGCAGCGTCAGCAGGGAAACCGCACCGCCCGTTATTTCCGGTCGCAGCTCCCCCGACAGCGTGATTTTTTCATCACCCGGCCCGATAAACTGCGCCGCCGGGCGCAGGCCAATGCGGCTGTTAGTCGGCCAGCGGTAATCAATATTCTGCTGAAGCTCGCCGTAAGGCAGCGTCTGGCGCATAAACGGCATCATGCCGTAAATCATCATCATCGGTTAATCCTCCCAGCCCATTTTGCTGCGGTTCTGTGCCTGGCGGCTGCGCTCCTGTTTCGCCTGGTGCTGCGCCATCAGCGCCAGCGCATCGTCTTTGCTCATGCCTTCATGCATGTTGATTTCATACTGATACGTGTTCTGGCTGCGGTCGGTGTAGCCGCCAGCGGCAGACGGCGACGATACCGGCCGGTAAGGTGCACCGCCGGTGGCGAGACTGTACTGCAAGCCGCCAGTGTCCACGCCTGCGCCGCCGGTTGCCACCGGGTCGGGGGAAGGCACCTTGTCTTTCAGGCCGTCTGATTTGGTGTCGATAATGCCGAGCTTTTCCAGCACCCAGTCGATACCGCTGCGCAGCTGGTCAAGCGCATGGGTGGGAATTTTCAGCGCCCCGGCCAGCATGTTGCCGAATTTCTTACCCATATCACCGGCAGAAGCGAGTTCCGCCTGAGTGGATTTCACCGGCTCCAGCAGCTTGCCGAACCAGTCCCACAGCTCTTTGATTTTGCCGCCGAGCCACTCAAAAGGCGGCTTCAGCGTGCCGAATGACTCACCAATTGGCCCCATTGCGGCGGTAAAGCCTTCGGCGACACCGGTGATAAAAGCGCTGATGGGTTCCCAGTATTTGCGGATGAGCAGCGCACCGGCAACAATGGCCGCGCCCACGGCAATAACCGGCAGAGAAATCGCGCCGATTGCGGCCACAATCGCGCCTCCTGCAACACTGAATACCGTTCCCAGCAGTCCGGCCCCGGCAATCAGCAGGTTTACCCCGGCGATAACCGGCCAGGCAACCAGCCCGATGGCACCAATCGCGCCGACCAGAATCAGCCCCGCCGTGGCGGCCTTGGCAATGCCGGATGAAAGCGCAGGGTTTTTCTGAATCCAGTTATCCACCTGCAACAGAAATTTTGTGGTGTCCTGAGTCAGCGTGCGCAGGCTGGTGTCCAGCTGGTCATAAAGATCGGTGCCGATGGCCTCATACGCTGATTGCAGTTCTTTGAAGTCGCCGCCGAGGTTGTCCTGCTGCACGTTAACCAGTTTTGCCGTGCTGCCGTCCGACTGCTGAAAGGTTTTCGTCAGCTTATCCAGTTCACCACTGGAGGCAGCTTTCATCAGCGTCACCGCTGACGACGCGGCCTCTTCGCCAAAGATGGTTTTCAGGTACTCGGCCTGCTGCGCCGTGCCGAGTTTGTTTTTCTCAAAGGATTTCTGCATCTCTTTGAGTACAGTGAAAAACGGCCGCATGTTGCCTTTGTTGTCCGCCGCTTTGACGCCCAGCTCCTGAATAGCTTTAAACGCGGCCCCGGTCGGTGCCTGCACGCGTAACAGCATGGCGCGCACGCCGGTCCCGGCCATGCTGCCGGTGGTGCCGCTCTGCGCCAGCGCGCCGATCATCGCCGTGGTCTGCTCAACGCTGACGCCTGCGTTTTTCGCCACCGGCGCGATGTAGGTCAGTGCATCGTTCAGCCCGTCAAAGTCGGCAGCGGTTTTGTTGAGCGTCGCGGAAATCACATCGCCCAGGTGGGCGACTTCACTGTTAGCCATACCAAAGGCGTTTTTGGTACTCATCAGCAGCTGCGCGCTTTCTTCCATCGTGCGGTTGTTCGCCAGCGACATATTCAGCGTCACCGGGGTGGCGGCTTTTATATCGTCTACGCTGCCGCCCGCTTTGGCGATGATAATCTGCGCCTGCGCGGCGTCGTTGGCTGAGGCGGCGGTGTTGTCGCCGATGCTGCGCGACTGGGTTTTCAGTGACTGAAATTCAGGCGAGTTCTTATCAAGGCCGAGCGTTGCCTGTAGCGTGGAGTTTGCCAGGGCAAAGTCATAGCCCGGACGCAGCACAGAGGACGCGGCCACCGCGCCGACCGTGGCGGCACCGATACCGGCCGCACCGGCGTTGCGTACCTTCGCTGACAGCTCCTGCCCTTTACGGTAGCGCTCACTGGTCTGGTTCAGCCGTTCCTGCTGTGCATTCAGGCGCTGAAGCTCCTGTTTCTGGCGGCTCAGGCTGACGGTAACCTGTGCTGAGGCGGTTTTGAGGCGCTGCTGTTCGGTGCTGAGACTGCGGGTCGAAATCCCTGCGGCCGTCAGCGCCTCGCGCTGCTGCTGCACCGACAGGCGCAGCGAGTTCGATTTGGTCTGCAACTCTGACGCCGCCTGGCGGGCCTTCTCCAGCGCGCGGGCCTGCTGCGTGGTCGGCCGTTCGGTGTTTTTAAACGTCACGGCCAGCGCGGCCGCTTCGGCTTTGGCGTCTTTGAGTTTCTGCTGGGTGACGGCCAGCTGCGCGCTGGTTTTGCGGAAACCGTCGATTTTAGCCGCCTGCGCATCCAGCTCTTTAATGCTGGTCTGCGTCCGGGGGATTTCTTCCGACAGCCCTTTGGTGGCATTCAGCACGGTTTTGAACGGGCGGGTGGCTTTGTCTACCGCATTCAGCAGCACCTGTATTTTGAGGTTATTGCTCATCCGGGTTTGCTCCGCTGCGGATAAAGGCTTTATGCCGCCAGTCCATCAGCTCGGCCAGCGGCAGGTTGTACATCTCGGAGGGGGGCCAGTGGAATATCGTCGCAACGTCGGCCATCAGGTCGTTAACCGTCAGGCCGCGCGGCCAGTCTACTCGTCCGACTTCGAGGACAAAAAACCGATCACCTTACCGGCCAGCGTAATCAGGTCTGCCGGGTCAAGATTGTTGCAGTCTGCTTTGGTCAGCGATGGGACGGTGATACGGGGTAATACAGTCATCAGCGAATCCACATCCGAGCCTGCAAGGTCAGAGAGGCGCACGCCGCGCAGCGCACCGGCGTTAGGTTTAATCAGCTCAACTTTGCTGATGGTGGTTTCACCGCGCTGAATGGGGTATTCCAGTTCAACGGTATTTTCGTTCTGTTCCATATTGGTTATCTCTGTTTGCTGTGATCAGGGAATGCCAGCGCCGGGCGCTGGCGTCAGGGTTATACCAGGCCGATATTTTTGCGGCGCTGTTCCAGGCGGTCGGTGCCGTTGACCTTCTCCACCATGTTGACGGTGTCGATCTCAATCAGCTCTTTGCCGTTAAACGTCAGCTTGTAATACGTGTTTTTGCTGGTGATTTTGGTTTCGGTGTCCTCGGCCGGTTTGGCCTCCCCAAAATCAAACGTCTGGTGCTTACCGCGCACCTCGATTTCAACCGCGATTTCCTCGCCGGTGTCATCGCGCTGGTAAGAACCGGTGAAGCGCAGCGGCACATCGGACGCACCCCACTGCGACAGCACCAGCTCATCAATGCCGCCGATAGTCCATTCAATATCGAGCGCGTCATCCTCCAGGCCGTTGTCGATATGCGCGGCGCCGTTCATGCCGCCTGCGCGGTACGGGTCGAGCTTGCGCGCCAGCTTCGGCAGGGTGACGGCCGTCACCACGCCCTGATAGCTGTTCGAATCGTTGAAAAGGTTCATCGCCTTGAGTTTGCGTGGCAGTGCCATTTATCCGGCTCCTTAACTGTTCACGGATGCGGCGAAGGTCGCCAGATAGCGGTCAGTGATACGCTGGCGGAAGGTCAGATCTTCCAGCGGTGGCACCGGCGTGTAGTCGTAATCGATAAAGAGCTTGCCCGCCTTGAGCAGGTCTTTATCGTTGGCGCTTTCGTCATACCAGGCGGATGCGCCCAGCAGATAACCGGCGGTGGTCATCTCGCGGAATTTCGCTTTCACACCCGCGATGATTTCTTTCACCAGTACCGGCGTGAGTGGCTTGTCGTTGGCCCACATATGTGCCTCGGCGATAGTATCCGCCATCACCTGCGCGGTGCGGGTGTAGTTCTCAAACTGGAACAGCGGATCATCGCTGCATGTACGGTTGCCCCAGAAGCGGAAACCGTCTTTACGAATCAGCGTCGTAACGTCCGCCTCGTTGAGCAGGTCCGCATCTGTGCCCACCTGTTGCAGATCCCAGAATACCGAGGCGGAAATGCCGGTTACGCCGTTAACACCGACGTTCGACAGGGTTTTATGCCAGCCGGTGTCGTTGTCGATTTTGGCGCGCAGGCCCAGCGCGCGGGCGGTGGCGTAAGCTGTATCTGAGGCGCTGGTCGTGGTGTTCCAGGCGAGGAAATCCGGCCAGATAACCATGATTTCGCGCTGGCTGAAGTTCTGACGATAGAGGCGGGCTTCAGAAATGGTTTTGCAGTTCCACGCCGACACGTAGGCGAAGGCGCGCAGCTGCTGCGCAATGCTGGCGAGCGCGGTCGCGACTTCCAGCGTGTCGAGGCCCGGCACGCCGAGAATGCGTGGTTTAACATCGAGCTGAGACTGTGCGGCCAGCAGCGCTTTCATGCCGGTGTACTGGCCGTTTTCATCGGTGCCGCCGATGATGTTGGACGTGGTTTCGGCCTCGCTTTCACCTTCGGCCACGCGCACCACAACGGTGACGGGTTTTGACTGGTCGGCAATGGCCTGCAACGCTGCGGCCAGCGTGCCTTTGACGCCCGCCTTGCCGACTGCGCCCTGCACGTTGGTGACAAGCACCGGCTTATTGAGCGGGAAGGTCGCCGCATCCGCATCGTCAGCGGTGCAGACCATGCCGACGATTGCGGTTGATACGGTGGAGATGGTGCGCGTGCCGTCGTTCACTTCGGTGACGCGGACACCGTGATGATAATCTGCCATCTGTTGCACTCCTGGTTAAAGGTGTGCTCAGGGTGGCAGCTCAGGCGGGCGAATGCATTTGACTGCGGCCCGCTGAAAGACCAGCGGACAAAAGAAAGGCCTGTCCGCGCCTCAGTCATACGGCGGGCTTATCCGGCCAGACATTATCCGGGGCGGCGGCAGTATCCACGGCCTGCACATCCTGGATGTATTTCATCCATTCGGTCAGCTTTTCTTTGTCGGCATCGGTAATGATGCCGAGCATCAGCTGCGTCTGCCATGCCTGGGTCGTGGTATTGGCGCTACTGATGAACGTGCTCTTTTGCTTATCGGCCTCTGCCACATCGGCCAGCTTCTGCGCGTCCGCATCCGTTACCCACTTTTCCCCGTCCCACTTATCAAAACCGGTCGCGGGCTTTAACGTCGTGGTATCCGCCGGGTAATCACCGGTTTCCGTTATCAGGCGGGGAGAGCCATCGGCGGTTGAATACACCGTCTCCCCACGGTGATCGCTGACTGTCTGCCAGGCATCATCACGCCAGACAGCGATACTGCCTGTCGCAACTTCGGGCGGTGCGGTTGTGGTTGAGTTCGCGGGCAGGCCCAGCCCCTGCAACAGGTATTCGTCAGAGGCGCCGGTAAATCCCCCGCTGACGGCGTCATAGCTGTACACCGTCAGGGTGCCGGACGCCTTCGCCAGCCCGTTTTTATCAAAGGTCACTTTTGCCATTATGCAGCCCTCACTATGTAATTAAATGCGACGTTTCGCGGGCGGGTTTCCGCCGCATAATTGCCGACCGGGCCGTTACTCTGCGTGGTCCACTGCCCGGCGGTGGTGCCGTTACCGACAGCCGAATCCCCGTTAGTCTGGGAATAATTGGTCCCGTCCAGGATTGCCCACACGGTCCCCGCCAGTGCACCCTGCGTGTACATGTAATGGGTATGCAGCTGCATCGCATGGTCCTGAAGGCTCAGTAACGCGCGCCCGCTGTCCACGCCGCGCCCGTCATCCCAGCCGCGCAGAAATTCCCCGCGCAGGTCGGGAAGTTTCAGCGCGGGATAGGCTTTCGCCAGCTCCGGGTAAGTGGCTGCACTGAAGGACGCCCCGTTGCACTTAATCCAGCCCGTGGGGGCGGTCGCGGTCGGCCACGGCACCGGGACGCCGACCGGCATTGCGCTGCCATCGCCCAGGAGGCTTAACCCCAGGTTGCTCAGTGCATCAGCGGCTTTACCCGCATCCTTTATTTCCTTCAGGGCGTTCGTCGTCTGAAGGTACTGACTGTGCGGGTTCGCTGCCGCAACGTGCTTTGCCAGCAGGTCATCGGCATAGGCTTTCACCTCGATCACGGCGTTATCGACATACTGCCGCGTTGCCAGCACCACGGCCGGGTCGATTTTCAGCGTCACCGCGCTGGTGCTGTTCACAATCAGGATCAGGCGCACGGTCTGCGTGCGGCCGCTGCCCTCGGCCAGCTGCGGTTTATACGTTTCGGCGCAGTTGGCAACGGCAATCATCACGCCGTCAGCATCAAACAGGCCGATCTCGCGTATCCAGAAACCGCCTTCGCTTTCGGGGATCACCTGCTCGGCGATAATCTGGCTGCTGTTGGCCGCATCGATACTCAGCGAGTTCAGCGCCGCCCGGCGTTTCTCGCCGATGAGCGCGGTCTGCGCCGGGTCAGGAGTTGGCAGCGTGCCGCCGCCGTCCCCGACCGCCATCTCGGTAATCTGGAGTTTCGTACCGAGCGCGGCGGCATTCGCCAGCCTGGCCGCGCCCTGATTCGTCAGCAGGGCAAAATATTTTGTCGTCATGCGCGCACTTCCGTCAGGTCAATAAGATGCACCGCCACGCCGGAATAACCCGCGCCGCCGGTGCTGATGAGTTCAGGGGTGTAGGGGTAAACGGTCAGCTCATCGCCGCTGTAGCAGGCGGCGGCAACCGGGATGTCGCCGTTTGCATCAAGGTTGATGGACAGGCCGATCAGATGACGGCTGAGGGGCTTGGCATCGGCTATCAGCCGCTCCAGCTCGTTATACATTTCTTCGGTGATGCCGGTATCCAGCACGCCCACATCAAGCCGGAACGTGCCCGGCACATCGCCGGTTTTCCACCACTCAATCACGCGGATCAGATAGCCGAGCGGCTCTACCACGCGCCGGACCGCGCCGATGGTGCCTTTGTGCCGGTGCACGAACTGCGACGCCGCGACCACGCCGCGTTTGGTTGACTCGCTCCAGCTGCTGTCCCAGCGGTCCACCGACCACGCCCACGCCAGATAAGGCAGCAGCGCCACCGGGCAGGTGTACGGGTTCCACAGCTGGCGCAGCGGGACATTCAGGCTGGTCAGAGAAGAAAGGGCTTCTGCTGCGGCGACCTCCAGCACCGACGAACCGGTGGGAACCAGGCGGTTACTCATCCGATCCCCCCACGGTCAGCATATAGCCGGTGCAGTACGCCGCCTGCGTTTTATCGAGCACCACGTCGGCGACCGGCTGAATCAGGTTAACGCGCTGTACGCCCTCAACGTGCATGGCGGCATACAGGGCAGACAGACGGATATCACGTCCGAGTCGCTTCTGCGCGGTGACATAGGCCGCGAGCTTTGCCTCAGAGGCGGCGCGAATGGGTTCGGCCTCCGGCCCCGGATAGAGATACAGCTCGGCTTCAATCGCATAGTCCACGATTTCAGCCGACTGCACGCTGACGCGGTCAGCCACCGGCCGCACATCCTCATCGTTCAGTGCCGCATCCACCACGGCCAGCAGGTCATCAGCTGCTGCACCGTTGCCCTCACGGCCAAGGATGGTCACGGTCACCACGGCAGGCGACGGGCTGATAGCAGAGGCATCGGCCACCCGCCCGTCGGCACTTTTGGCGTGATACTCATAGGCACCGGTCGGCCCGGCCACGCTCAGGCCCTCAAAGGCGGCGGCGATGCGGGCGCGGAAATCGTCGTTGCTCTCCATCACTGCCGCCGTCGGCGGGATAGTGGTGTCATCGGCCGGGGTGATGGTCAGGCGGGTGACACCGTTGTTTGCGCCGAGCTGATCAAGGTCATCATCCAGCGCGTAAGCCACCATAACCGCCGTTGCCGCCTCGTTGATGCGCTGACGCAGGATCAGCTCGCGATACGCATTTTCCTCCAGAATCTTCACGATGGGTTCAGACTCCAGCGCCAGCGTGTTCGCGACGGCCTCCTGCTGGTCTTCCGGGTAGAGTGAAATCAGTGTGGCTTTGCGTTCAGCCAGCAGGGTTTCATAGTCCAGCGTTTCCACCACGTCAGGCGCGGGCAGCTGGCTCAGGTCGATGGTTGCCATGTTCTCAGCTCACAGGAACGGTTAAGGAAAAAGACTGTGCGGTGTCGGTGCGGTTGCCGGTCAGCTCAACCACCATGCCGCCGTTAAAATCAGACTCGTAGCTGATGCCGGTCAGCCTGACGCGCGGCTCCCACTGAATGATCGCCACATAGCAGGCCGACATAATCTGGAGACGCAGCGCGGCGTTTTGTGGCTGGTCAATCAGCGCCGACAGCAGTGAACCGTATTTACGGCGCATCACCCTGGAGCCTATCGGCGTCACCAGAATGTCGCGAATGGACTGCTGGATATGTTCGAGGCCGGTCAGTGCTTTGCCGGTTTCGCGGTTCATGCCGATGTATTTTTCGGTTGTCATTGCGGGCCATCCGTTCTGCTGCCGCCGCGTTGTACTCCGCCGTGATCGTGGCCATCAACGACAACACCGTTAGAGCTTAAGCTGCCGCCGGTGTGCGTCACGTTGCCTTTCATCGTGCCGCCTTTTGTCACTTCCAGCGTGGCGGTTTTCAGCAGGGTTGTGCACTCCACCTCTGGCGAATCAAACAGGATTTTGACGGCGGCTTTTATGGTGGCGGTCTGAATGCCGGTTGCCGTTAATGCGCCGTTCTTCGGCTCGTACTCGATCACCGCGCCGTCGGGAAAGGACCAGTGCAGCGCATCAGCAGAGGCTGACGGGGCCGGGTTGTCATCCGAGAAAATACCGGGCAGCACAAAACCGGTGTCGAGTTCGCCACCGATACAGAAGATCAGCACCTGCTCACCCACTGACGGCGCATTCCATGAACGGGTTTTACCCGCACGGGCGCTCAGCCAGTAGAGCCAGTCAGTGGTGTTATTTCCTGTATCGACGCGGCATTGCCCGCCGTCCAGATTTACGGCGGAGACGGTGCCAATACGGATCAGGTTGCGCAGCAGGCGCAGGATTTCTGCCATTTGTTCATTCATGAGAGCATAATGAGTCTGTAAAAGTGCTACGACAATTTGATGCTGTTTGGCTACTAATGGCAGAACAATATTAGGAGGGAAAATGCAGGATTACTTCAAAACAGATTACGTAAAGAAATTAATAGTATCATGCATCTCGGAGTTGAAAGGACGCAGCTACACTGATGCATTCCAGGAAGAGAGGAATGGCTTCATCGAAAGTGTTTTACTTAGTATGCATCAGGATGCAAATAAATGGGATGAGGATACGCAATTTAACATCAGGATAATGTCTCAGCGTTTAAATAGTTTACTGTCTGAGAAGCTTAAAGATGAAAGGAGTTGTAATCATTTATACGTACTCTGTTTTAGATTTTATAACGAATTTTATTTATTTCAGGAAGGGAATAGCGACACCCACAACCACATAATTAATTTTGCCTTGGATAATGCACAAAAAATATCCGAATTTGATAATCAATTATCTCAGCAAATTAAATATGCATTGAATGCTATGAACGCTGCAATTGTAAAGGAAATAATGTCAAATCAGGACTTAAAATCCATTAGGGAGTTTATATCAGTTAAGGAGGAGGCAACCAGGTTACACTCAGAATGGAAAGAGCAGGTTAAAGATTTAAGAAACTCCTGGAATGAAAAGTGCAGCAAAATAGAGAGGAAATGGAAGGAAGAGTTTAGCATCAAAGAAGGGAGAGTTAACGACCTTAAAAATACCTTGGACGAATATGAAACGGCATTCAACTTTGTTTCTTTATATGATGGTTTCAAAAAATTAGGTGATGAAAAGAAAACTCAACTTTGTTGGGCAAAACGCTTTCTTATAACTTTAGGTGGCATTCTGCCATGTTTGATTTTTTGGGAATTGCATAACATATTACAGCCCCAATCCCATCCAACCAGCCCTTACGACCTATTGTCTTTGATACCGGCGCTGGCTCTTTCATTGGTGCTCGTTTATTATTTTAGAGTGTCTCTTTCGAATTACAATTCCGTTCGCGCCCAACTTATGCAAATTGAATTGAGAATGAGTTTATGCCAATTTATTCAAAACTATACAAAGTACAGCGCAGAGATTAATAAGAGCAACCCAGGCTTGTTGGCGAAGTTTGAGGAGATTGTATTCTCAAATATCATGGTCTCGGAAGATAAAATCCCTTCAACATTTGATGGGTTAGAACAAATCGCAAGTTTGATTAGCACCCTGAAAGCTAAGGGATAATTTTCGTTTAGACTAGCGCGGCTATTATCTGATTCTGTATAAAGTCTAAATCAGTTTCACTTAATCCGAGTAATGGCCGAGCTTCATACTGCACCTCTTTGCCTTTCCGTGATGGCCTGTCCCGCAGGCCATAATGATGCACACGGGCCATCCGCTGCACGCGGCCGGTAAAGCTGACCACGGCCTCATCAGAATCAGCCTGGGCTTTCATGTATTTTGCGGTACGCAGCTTCGCGAACATTTCGCGCTTAACCCGGCCTTTTTTACGGCGAACCGGCTGCGTTTTGCGGGGTTTAAAAGGGGTGCCGTCCGGTGCCTGCTGGCGTTTGATATTATCCTGCTGGCTTGCCCGCAGCTTTTTGGCGATGTTACGCGCCATCTCTTTGCGTGCCGGGGCTGACAGGTTATTAATCAGCGCGCTCAGCCGGTCCTCAACCACTTTTAGCTCGCTCATGACTGCCACTCACTGATTAACTCACCCCGCAGATAGAGCTGCACAGGGCGCGTATCATTCTCCGGCAGCGGGTTCTCGCCAACGTGGTTTACGTGCAGCTCATCACCTTCCTGTTTCACGATCACCCGTTCAGTCAGCTGAATATCAATACTGATATCACTGGCCGTATCGCTGATGACGTCCGCTTTAAAGGTAAAGCCGGTCTGCTGTTTCTCCTTCGTCGCCATCACGTCGGGCTGGTTTACCCGCAGCCAGGCCAGCAGCGGCACAATCAGCAGATCAATATTGTCGGTGTAATCGGTGATCACCATGTTCAGCTGGTACTGATACTCAAACGACAGCGACGCGGCGAGCGTCGAGACAATGCGCCCATTATCGATAAACACATTCAGGCAGTCAGGGTTTCTTTGCAGCATCGGGACGCTGGCTGTCAGCGCCTCGCGCAGTTGTTTCGGTTTCAGCATCATGTTGTTCCTGGCAGTCTTTAATGGTTTCCACCTGCAACCCGCAGGAAACGAGCGCCGACTCTAAACGGCGGTTATCCGCCGCCAGATCGCCAGCCGTTCTCAGGCTGTTGCCCGGTATCAGGCAGCTGGTCACGCGCGGACATCCAGTCCAGATAATCTCTGGCGCTGGCGAAGGCGGGGCGGGTGTGCAGCCGGATAACATCGTCAGGCAAAGGAGCAGCAGACCAGTCGCGCAGTGCTGGATTCGCATCGGTTTCCCTCTGTATTTGCATTTCACGGTTGAGCGCGCCGGAACTGGCCCGCACCTGCATCAGCCGCAGCGCGGCCTCGCGTTTCTGACTGTCGCGGTTTTCCGTGTTCAGCCGGGTGATGGCTTTATCCCGGCTTTCAATACCGGCCGACAAGGTGCCGATAATCCGCTGCGCGCCTGCCAGCTCATCACGGGCAACCGACCAGCGCCAGCCGGTAAGGGCCAGCGCCATCAGTGCAACCGCTAACAGGGTGGCGACGATCCGCGTCATACGTGACAGCCCCTGAATAAGTGCCTTTTAATCAGCCAGGCGAGCGATACGATTGAGACACCATAGATCAGGCTGACGAGCGGACCACACAGGAGCAGACTTATCGCAGCCACACCGGCGCATGTCAGGCAGAAATTCCGTTTTCGCTTCGGCACACAAAACCAGAGAATGGTAAAAAGCGCTTCCCGGCGGATGTTCTCGCCGCCGCAGCGCACCGCAATAAAGGCGAACTGAAAAAAATAGAGTGTCTGCCGCAGTACCACCCCCGCGATATTTCCGGCCGGGTCTGTTGCCAGCGGGGGCGTGATTAGATCAACCGGCACCAGAAAAAGACACGCAACAACAAACCAGTAGCCGCTAGCCTGAAAATACTTTTTCATTCTGTTGCTCCTTTTAAACACCAGGCCATTTCCCGCCCACGGCGGTCGTCCAGCCCATCGTTAAAAATGCCTTTCACATACACCCAGCGTTTGAGCTGGTGACAGGCATCAGACCAGCGGCCTTTATTCAGCAGCTGCACCAGCGTTGAGCCGCAGGCGTTGCCCGTGCCGACGTTGAAGGCAAACGACACCACGGCGTCGTAAACCTTTTGCGGCAGCTGCGTGAAGATACAGCGGGACAGCGCCGCCTCGGTGTGCAGCACGTTGGTGATAAAACTTCCCGCCGCCTGGCGCTCTGTAATGCTCCGGCCCGGTACGACGCCGGACGTGTTGCCGATACCGTCTGTCCAGACGTTAGCGCTGCACTGGTACGGCTTCAGGCGACAGCCCTCGTAATCCGCAATCAGCTTTAACCCCTCAACGGAGGTGTGCAGCTGCTGAAACCCCGGCAGCGTGGCGGCAATGGCCAGCACTGCGCCGACGGCGCAGCGCTTAACGGTTTGCAGATTCATAGTCCTCCCGGCTGATGCGGCCGCTGGCAAATAGCTGGTAGGTCTTGCGGCGGTAGTACCAGCTCACCAGAAACATACCGACGCCCAGCACCATGCCGAGCAGGGTCGCCATGTCCTGCAAATCCCACTTACCGAGCCAGCCCATCACTACCGCCATGCAGTAGGTGAGAAAGGCGCTGATGCGTTCCATCGAAATAGCCATGATTCAGTCCCACAGGTTGACGGTTTCCGACGTTGACGACTCCGGCAGGTCGGGCAGCTCGACGGCATAGCCGTGCGGCAGTAACGGCCCGGCATCCGCCAGACCGTTATTCGCTGCATAAACCAGCTCCGTGACCTGCTCCGTACGCCCGTAATAACGGTTGCAGATTTCGTCAACGGTATCACCCTGCATCGCGTAGACCTTCATCACAGCAGGTCCACAATGCAGCCCGGCCGTGAGGCGATGCGGCTGATACTGAATCGCGCATCGCGCCAGTATTCGTCCGCGCTGGCCTCAATTTCTCCGGCCTTTTTCGTGCCGGTCGCGTCATAGCCGCGATAGCGCTCGGTGATAGTGGCGGCGGTCAGTGAGGCGACGGCCGTAACGTAATGCGTCACTTTCTCGCTGACGCCGTCCAGGGTTTCGGCCGGGACATCGGGCAGCGTTTTATAGCCCGCCGCCATCTGGTCAGCCCGCCAGTCGTACAGCTCGGCGTTCACTTCTGAAATCGCCGTTTTTACCGCGAGGCGCAGGCGCTCCGCCGTGACCGTTCCCTCGTAGCGCAGCGCATCACGCAGCTGCTTCAGGTCAATGTCAGGCCAGAAAAACGTATTCTTTACCGGCGGCTCGGCACTCTCTGCCGGTCGCGGTGCGGGGATCACTACCGTGGTCATAATTGGCCTCTGAATAGGTGGGCGGTGGAGGACAGCGCAGGAACCTGGAAGGCGCATTGCTGTCCTGCCGCCCGGCGCGGGGCGCGTCCGGTCAGCGGCTGGCCTGTGCCTGCTTTTTCATGGCAGTCGCCAGCCGCTCAATGTCTTTTTTCACGCCGCAGCCCTCGTGCAGTTGCAGCGCGCGTTTAAGGTGATGCATGGCCTCATGAGTCCCGCCCGCGTCGCGATACACATACCCGGCAATTTTGTGCAGCTTGGCGCGCACCTGGTCGGGCATGTCTTCGGCGTCGGTCAGCCGGATGGTTTCCAGCAACGGCGCAATCTCCACCGTTTCTTTTGCCGTCCAGGCGCGCGTCGCGGTGCTGGCTACTTCTTCGGCCAGCAGATAGGGCAGGCTGTCGCGCTTGAATCCGTCAGGTGTCACCAGCCCGTGTTGCAGGGCATAGCGGGCGATTTCCAGCGCACCGGTGACGTCACCGGTATCGAGTCGCCAGATCATGACGGTCATCAAGACGGCATCCTGCACACCGTGCCCGCCGCTCATCACGCCTGTAATCCACGGCAGATAGTCCGGCAGCAGCTGGCGTTTCAGCTCCGCCTTACGCTCTACTGAGTGAATTTTCTTCAGGCGGCGCTTGTCCTCGTTGAGTTTCACGAGCATCTGCTCATAGCCGGTGGCGTGGCGCAGCGGGTTAACATCCCGCTGCAGTGCGGTTTCGGCCTGGACGCGCATCCGGTGACGGCGGGCGGGACTCAGCATCGGTTATGCTCCTGCGGCGCTGAAGTCGCCCAGCTCGATGTTTTCTACCAGGCATCCGGCCGCGTAATCCTCGATTACGTAGTCCTCGTTGATGGACTCGTAATTCTCGATGCGGTCGCGCTTAGCCACTTCATCAATCAGGCGGCGGTGCGTGCCTTCCTGCCAGTAGATGGACAGGTTATCCAGGCGGGTGATCAGCAGAGCACTCGCCGGGAAGTACGGCACACGGACGGCGGGCAGGTTGCCGATGCGTTTCTGGCTGATGATCATGTCAGTCGCCAGCTGTTCGGTGCTGTCCTGGTTCTGGTTTACCAGCGGGAAATACTTGTCAGCCAGCAACTGACGGCCGCAGATGACAACCAGCTCCGGGTCTTCCTGATACCAGGGTTCGATCAGGTCGTTGGTCGCATCCATCACCAGCGCATCGAGGTTGGCGTAATCCCCCCCTTTACCCACGCGGATTTTTGCGGTTGTGGTGCCATCGCCAGAGGTGATTTTGTCCATCACGCGATCAGGGGCGTTGTCGCGGTACTTCTGCAGCCAGCCTTTTGCCACGTCCTGCAACATCGGATTGGCCGCGCGGTTAGAGGTTTTGGCACGGCTGGTGCCGTTAAAGCCAATCATGATGCGATCCAGCGCCTGGCGTTTCACGATGGCGTCACGCAGACGGGCCTGAAAATCTTCGTAGCGTGCCCACAGGTCGAGCTGGTTATAGCGGATATGGAAGTCAAAGTTGACCTGGACACACTCGTAGCCTTCGGCGTCGAGCGCGGAGAAATCAGCGGTTTCACGCTCGTCGCCGCCTGCCGTGTCGGCGGTGCTGGCAATCGAACCGGACACGCCGATCCCGATTTTCTCGCCCTTCATTTCTGTCACCGGCACGATGTTGATGCGGGTCAGAAACTCGGATGACTCCTGCACGCGGTTCATCAGCGTCTGCGATACCGACGGCTCGACGGTGAATTTCTTGTTCATGTCGCCGGTTTCGACGCCGTTCAGCTCGGCCAGGCGGGACATGTAAGCGTTAAATTTAAAGCGGGTATTCTGGCGCATTAGCGTTCCTGTTTATCAGTGTTCGGGGGTGTTCTCAGACCGGGCGTTATCAGCAGTCGGTCTGCGCGCTGCCTTTGCCGTCGCCACCGGTTGACGGCGGGCGGCGGGTAAAACTGCCGTCGGTTTTCGTGAGTTTGTCCTGTAGCGCGCTCATGGCCTCGCGGTCTTCGCCGGTCTGTTTCTCCAGCGCATCAAGGCGGTCAGAAAAGGTTTTCTCCAGCGTCGCCAGCTGCTGCGTATGCGCATCACTGTTCTGCTGGACCTGCTCGGCGACCGTTGTCACCGCCGCGCTCACGTCGCTGAAACGCTCGTCATCGGTTTTCTCTTTGCGGGAAAACAACTCTTTCACGCGGGTCAGCAGCGACGGGCCTGCGTCGGCTTCTTCGTAGAACTCGATCAGGGTTTCTTCGGCGGCGCTGAACAGGTTTTCTTTATCCTGCTTGCGGGACGCCAGCGGATTCGCTTTGGCGCTGGCGCTGAAGCTCAGGTATTCCGTGCCGAGGCTCGCCGGGTCATCGGTCACGGCCAGACCAACCAGATAAGCCTCGCCGGTGTCGGCAAATTTAGGGTTGACCTCGATTGAGGTGTAAATCTTCTGCCGGGCTTTGGTCAGGTCAACCAGATCAGGAGTGGGATCGATATAGCCATACAGGGCCAGTTTGCCTTTCAGCGCGCCGTCGGTGATTTCCTCCGCCTCGACTTTCGTCACATCGCCAAAGCGGCGAAATGTACTGTCAGCGGCATAACCCTTGATGTGTTCCATGTTGACGCGGGCACCGTACACGGCCGGGTCATAGTTTTTTGCCATCTGCGTGATCCACTCGCGGGAAATCACGCGGCCGTCGGTCGTTGCGCCTTCCGTTGCGATGCGAAAACGCTTTGCTTTAGTTGCCATTAATCAGGCTCCGGTCGGTTAAGGGGGTCGGTTCGGGGCCAGTTTCCCCGCCGTGGCGTAATCCCTCAACGAATGCCCGCCCGCTCACCGACCAGCAGACAGCGAGGACAGGCGCGCCCTTTTTGCCGCCGGTAGCCTTAGCGGCATGAACATGACACCCGGCACCACCATCAGCGATCCGCGCCGTCAGGCCGCACTGCTTTACTGGCAGGGCTACTCTGTGCGCCAGATAGCGGAGACGCTCGGACAGAAAACGCCAACCGTGCAGAGCTGGAAACTTCGCGATGAATGGGAGAACGTTGCGCCCATCAGCCGCGTGGAATTCAGTCTTGAGGCGCGGCTGACTCAGCTCATCCTCAAAGACGTGAAGGAGGGAAGGGACTACAAAGAGATAGACCTGCTCGGCCGACAGATTGAGCGGCTGGCCCGCGTCGAGCGCTACCGGGGCAGCGGCAACGAGGCGGATCTCAATCCGAACGTGCGCAACCGCAACCGGGGCGAGCGTCAGCCGGTTATCAAGAACGTTTTCAGCGACGAGCAGACCGACAAGCTGACCGGCCTGTTTATGGATGGCTGCTTTGAGTACCAGCTCAGCTGGCACAAAGCCGGGCTGGCGCACCGTATCCGCAACATCCTCAAATCCCGTCAGATTGGTGCAACGTTCTACTTTGCCCGCGAGGCGTTGCTTGATGCGCTGACTACCGGCCGCAACCAGATTTTTCTGTCTGCCAGCAAGGCGCAGGCGCATGTCTTCAAAAATTACATTATTGATTTTGCCCGGTCGGTGGATGTTGACCTGAAGGGTGATCCGATTGTGCTGCCAAACAGTGCCCGCCTGATTTTTCTCGGCACCAACGTGCGCACCGCGCAGAGCTACACCGGCAATCTGTACCTGGATGAATATTTCTGGATACCAAAATTCCAGGAGCTGCGCAAAGTCGCCAGCGGCATGTCGCTGCATAAGAAATGGCGCACCACGTATTTTTCGACGCCGTCGAGCCTGTCGCACAGCGCGTATCCGTTCTGGTCCGGGGAGCTGTTTAACAAAGGACGACGCAACCGGGATGACCGTATCGAGATTGACCTGTCTCATTCGCACCTGGCAAAAGGTGCGCTGTGCGGTGACGGCCAGTGGCGGCAGATTGTTACCGTTGAAGATGCGCTGACGGGCGGCTGCGACCTGTTCGACATCGATCAGCTGCAACTCGAATACAGCCCGCATGAATATCAGAACCTGCTGATGTGTGAGTTTGTCGACGACGAGGCCAGCGTGTTTCCGTTCGCCGAGTTGCAGGGGTGCATGGTCGACAGCCTGGAGGAATGGACCGACTTTAACCCGTATGCGCTGCGCCCGTTCGATTACCGCCCGGTGTGGATTGGTTACGATCCCTCGCACACCGGCGATAGCGCAGGCTGTGCCGTTATCGCGCCACCGCTGGTTGTCGGTGGCAAATTCCGCGTGCTGGAGCGCCACCAGTGGCGCGGCATGGACTTTGCCGCGCAGGCGCAGTCGATTAAAGAACTGACGGAGAAATACGCCGTTGAATACATCGGCATTGATGCGACCGGCATCGGCCAGGGTGTGTTTCAGCTGGTCCGCCAGTTCTACCCGGCCGCGCGGGAAATCCGTTACACCCCCGAGGTGAAAACCGCAATGGTGCTGAAGGCAAAAGACACCATCAGCAGCGGCCGGCTTGAATATGACGCAGGCCAGACCGACATCACCCAATCCTTTATGGCTATCCGCAAAACCATGACCGCCAGCGGCAACCGCTCCACCTATGAGGCAAGCCGCAGCGAAGACGCCAGCCACGCCGACGTCGCCTGGGCAGTCATGCACGCACTGTTAAACGAACCGCTTACCGCAGCCAGCGGCGGCGCAAATCCTTCTTTCATGGAATTCTACTGATGAGCAAACGCAAAGGCCGCAAGGCATTTACCGCACCTGTCCGGCCCGCGCCGGTGGCATCGCAGCCGGTGGAGGCGTTCACCTTTGGCGATCCCACGCCGGTGATGGATAAGCGCGATATTCTGGATTATGCCGAGTGTATCCATAACGGCCGCTGGTATGAGCCGCCGGTCAGCTTTCACGGGCTGGCGAAAAGTCTGCGCTCGGCGGTGCATCACAGCTCGCCGTTGTATGTGAAGCGCAATATACTGGCCTCGACCTTTATCCCGCACCCACTTCTCAGTCAGCAGGAGTTCAGCAAATTCGCGCTGGATTATCTGGTGTTCGGCAACGCCTTTGCCGAGCTGCGCCGCAATGCGCTCGGCCAGCCGCTGCGACTGGAAACCTCACCGGCCAAATACACGCGGCGCGGGGTTGAGGATGGGGTGTACTGGTTTGTGAATGAGTGGAAAGACGCACACCAGTTTGAAGTCGGGCAGGTGTTTCACCTTATCGAGCCGGATATCAATCAGGAGCTGTACGGCCTGCCGGAATACCTCAGCGCGCTTAACTCCGCCTGGCTGAATGAGTCGGCAACGCTGTTCCGCCGCAAGTATTATCAGAACGGCGCGCACGCCGGTTACATTCTGTACATGACCGACGCGGCGCAGAGCAGCAGTGATATCGATCGGATGCGCCAGGCGATGCGCGACACGAAAGGGCTGGGGAACTTCCGCAATCTGTTTATGTACGCGCCGAACGGAAAACCGGACGGGATTAAAATTCTGCCGCTGAGTGAGGTGGCAACGAAAGACGATTTTTTCAATATCAAGAAGGCCAGCCGCGACGACCTGTTAAGCGCGCACCGCGTACCGCCGCAGATGATGGGGATTATCCCGGATAACACGGGTGGGTTTGGTGACGCGGTTAAGGCGGCGCAGGTATTTGTCCGCAATGAGCTGACACCGTTGCAGGAACGCCTGAAGGAGATTAACAGCTGGATTGGTGATGAGGTAATAACTTTCCGCCCCTACGAGCTGGAAGCAACCAGCACAGCCTGATTTGATTAGTCAGGCGTGTTCTAACGGCTCAGAGCTTAACCTAATCTGACAGGCAGCTCTGTGCCAGGAGCGGACGTTGTTAAGCTCATGCAGTATGGATTAACGAAGAACAGACGTTATATTTTGTCCTGATTGACACGGGATGAAAGCTCCTGATGGCTTTCTTTTCGCTCGCTGTAACGATCCGCAAGATAACTGGTTTGTCCCTTAAGCAGCAGCGTGATTTTAAACAGCTCCTCGGCTACATCGACGATGCGGTCATACCATGACGAAGGTTTCATTCGTCCGTTTTCGTCGAACTCTTGCCATGCCTTGGCTACGGAGGACTGGTTGGGGATAGTAAACATCCGCATCCAGCGGCCCAGAATACGCATCTGGTTCACTGCATTGAAGGACTGTGAACCGCCGCAGACCTGCATTACCGCAAGTGTTTTTCCCTGCGAAGGACGAACCGCGCCTTCACTTAATGGTATCCAGTCAATCTGCGCCTTCATAACTGCGCTCATAGCCCCGTGCCGTTCCGGAGAACTCCACACCATCCCGTCACACCATCTGACCAGTCCGCGCAGCTCGGTGACTTTAGGATGCGTGTCCGGCGCATCATCCGGCAGGGGTAAACCGGAGGGGTTAAAGAGTTTTACCACCGCGCCCATCGCCGTCAGCAGGCGACCAGCTTCTTCCGCGGCAAAGCGGCTGTAGGAGCGCTCTCTTACTGAGCCATACAGGATCAGAATCCGTGGCGGCTCCTGCAGGTGCAGGCGTTCAGCGATGTGTTGATCAAAGCATTCAGTATTCAGGGCAGGAAATTGTTCCATTATTCTCCTCCGAAGAGAGCAGATGATTTCAAAGTTAACACATATGATTTACCATATGTATATTCTAAAGGGAACGGAGTGAAAAATGCTACAACCTGTTCAGCTTTTCAAAATCCTGTCGGATGAAACACGGCTCGCCATCGTCATGCTTCTCCGGGAGTCAGGAGAACTGTGCGTCTGCGATATCTGCGCGGCCATTTCCGAATCGCAGCCCAAAATCTCGCGACATATGGCTATCCTTCGCGAGGCTGGGCTGGTTCTGGACCGTCGTGAAGGCAAATGGATCCACTATCGTCTGTCACCCCACATACCGGCATGGGCAGCTGAGACAATCACGACGTCCTGGCAGTGTATGCGGGAGGATGTGCGTGAATGGCTGGATAAATCAGCCTGCACCTCCTGCTGAAAAAGAAAAACACATTTACATAATCATATATAATGGAGTCTGAGATGCTTTTGGCAGGGAGTATATTTTTACTGACGCTGGTACTGGTGATCTGGCAACCCAGAGGCCTGAGTATTGGCTGGAGCGCGAGTATCGGGGCTGTGCTGGCGCTGGTAACCGGTGTCATCCATATCGCTGATATTCCCGTTGTCTGGAATATCGTCTGGAACGCGACAGCGGCATTTATTGCGGTCATTATCATCAGCCTGCTGCTCGATGAGTCCGGCTTCTTTGAGTGGGCCGCACTGCATGTCTCCCGCTGGGGTAACGGACGTGGCCGCCTGCTGTTTACCTGGATAGTGTTACTCGGTGCCGCTGTTGCTGCTTTGTTCGCCAATGACGGCGCCGCACTGATCCTGACGCCAATTGTGATTGCGATGCTGCTTGCAATGGGATTCAGCAAGGGCACAACGCTGGCCTTTGTGATGGCCGCAGGATTTATAGCAGATACGGCCAGCCTGCCGCTCATTGTTTCTAACCTGGTGAATATCGTCTCGGCGGACTTTTTCGGTCTGGGGTTTACGCAGTATGCCTCCGTTATGATCCCCGTAGATGTAGCAGCGATTGCGGCCACGCTGGTCATGCTGCATCTCTTCTTCCGCAGGGACATTCCGGCGACGTATGACGTTTCGCTGCTGAAGACGCCTGCCAGTGTGATAAAGGATCCGGCAACGTTCAGGGCGGGCTGGATTGTCCTGTTATTGCTGCTTGTCGGTTTCTTTGTTCTGGAGCCTCTGGGGATCCCGGTCAGTGCGATAGCCGCTACTGGCGCAGCAGTACTGTTTATAGTGGCGAAAAGAGGTCAAGCCATCAACACCGGAAAAGTCCTACGCGGTGCGCCATGGCAGATCGTTATTTTTTCACTGGGCATGTACCTGGTGGTCTATGGCCTGCGCAATGCAGGGCTCACGGAGTATCTGTCAGGCGTGCTGAACCTGCTGGCAGAAAAGGGGTTATGGGCAGCAACGTTCGGCACCGGGTTCCTGACCGCGTTCCTGTCGTCGGTAATGAATAATATGCCGACGGTGCTGATTGGCGCGCTGTCGATTGACGGGAGTACGGCGACTGGCGTCGTCAAAGAGGCAATGATTTATGCCAACGTGATTGGCTGCGATTTAGGCCCGAAAATCACCCCGATTGGCAGTCTGGCAACCCTGCTTTGGCTGCATGTGCTTGCCCAGAAAAATATAACGATTACCTGGGGATATTACTTCCGCACCGGCATTATCATGACTCTGCCCGTGCTGTTTGTCACTCTGGCCGCGCTGGCGTTGCGGCTCTCCATCACTTTGTAATGAGATACAGATATGAGCAACATTACCATCTATCACAACCCTGCCTGCGGCACTTCACGCAACACGCTGGAGATGATCCGTAACAGCGGCAACGAACCGACGATAATTTATTATCTCGATACGCCACCGACCTGCGATGAGCTGATTAAACTTATTTCAGATATGGGAATTACGGTGCGTGCATTACTGCGTAAGAATGTTGAGCCTTATGAACGCCTGGGTCTTGATGAAGAGAAATTTAGTGATGAGCAGTTGATTGATTTCATGCTTCAACATCCGATCCTGATTAATAGGCCGGTAGTCGTTACGCCGCTTGGTACTCGTCTTTGCCGCCCTTCAGAAATAGTGCTGGATATTCTACCGGAAGGTCAGAAAGGAGCGTTTACCAAAGAGGATGGCGAGAAGGTCATTGACGAAACGGGGAAGCGGATTAAGTAATCTGCCCACTTCAAAATATCGGACGCCTGTTTACGCTATGCAGGCGTCCGCTATCGCTCCAAGCCGACAGTCAGTTTTGATTGCGTTATACCCACAAAACTGTCAGTTCGAGTCTGAGTAAATCCTCCTGATTTCCGGTCGACTTGCAAATGGTCACCCCGCCTCATCTCTCTGTTAAAATCGCCACCTGACCGTACCCTTTCAGACGCTCTCAGACGCGTTTTACGGGGTTTTGCCGTTTCGCTCCCCTGTTTCGCTGCGATGGCGAGCGCCCGCCTCCGTGCGGCTGGTGCAGCCTGTTCATACATGTTTGCCCCCCTCGCGCGCAATGCTATCCCCGCCACGCCTGCCCGCTTTGTGCATCGCTTTTAATGCAGTTGCATGATCCATGAAAAACGGCACCTGAACTGGTGCCGTTATCGATTTTGACTGTGGTTTGATGCATGCAGATCCATGCACCTTATGCATGCATCACTCATTCCAGCACAAAATCGTCAGGGGAATCTGGCTTCCTGGTTGCTAGGCTATCCTGTTCCTGCATAAAAAGTATGCCCTGACGGAGGGATACGGGGTAAGAAAGCTCAAACATGAAAACAAAGTCATAGGTACGCCCGAGCCAGTAACCACCGCCGATCTCTTTTGGCCTCTGGAAAAATACCCATTCACCAGGCTTGTAATAAGTCAGCGTTTCACCCCGGTAAACAATCTGGAATTTTTCAACGCTTTTAACCATGAACTAACGCCTCGCGGTGCTCGTTGTTCAACCTTGCTAACGCCAAAATAAGGATTTTGACGCCAGCAACGTTATATCAATGCTGCCAGCTGTCGTCCTGCCAAACGGTCTGGAGGATGTCCATTACATTTTTTTTATCTTCATCCTGCCTGATGCCGCTTAACTCAATGCCGTTTGCGCTTCCCTTACGAATTCGGATTGCCGTTTTAGGGTAAATGGGAAGGAGGTTTTTAAGTAACTCTGACTCAAGAGCATCAAGCGTTGCCTGACTGATTTTCTGCTCTTTGTCGATCATGATTTCGATTCGCATGGGTGAACCTCATTCAGCAGCGTAGAAAAATTCGTCATCAGAATGTTGATGAGTCTCTGAGTTTGCCAATTCAGCAATAATTGTGAGCGCCAACTCCAGGTCAGACGGCTTGCAGTTCGCGATTAGTGATATCTCCGCAATGAACTGCACGCACGCCATTTTCTTATGTATCTGGCTTGAATCCTGAACCGTCATCTTCCCTCCCTAATGGTACTGTGTTTTTATACAGTATCACAGCATTCGCAACTAGAGAAAGAAAAATGTACATACCTGAAAGGATTTTCATCTGACTGATACAAAAGCACTTTCCGAGCAGTTCCTTGCTGCAGTGAACGGAAGAATGTTTGTAATGAAATGCCTATTGGTTACAGGGTGTTTAACCTGTTTACTCTATCGATGGGCGTGTTTTTTCTGACTGAATCAGCTAAACGGTTAAAACGTTCTAATATCCCATCCTTTCTTACCTCGATATTTGGGCGTAGCAGGTCGCCATAAGCCGAACTGCGGAACATTCGTCCGGCTATTTCGGTCTGAGTGCCACTAATCAAACGCACGGCCAGCCCGCGACTGATAGTTTCGCCGCATAAATCTCTAACCTGGCTAATCACGTTATCGCAAGCCGATTCAATTTTGTCTGACCGTCTAAATTTAAGATGCTGCTTTTGAGGCTCTTGTGCTCTTATTCGGGTAAAAAGCTGCCGCCGTTCTTTACGGTTCATGCTTTCAAAGTCAATTTTCTCGAAACTTTCCGGCGGGTTCGAATCCTCAGATCTCAAACCTCCCGTACAGTTATTGACAGAACTCCAAGAGGGCGCGGACGCGCCCTTAAGGTCAACGGCCAAATCAAGGGCACGTTTTGGAACAATCCTCCACTGTGCCAGGCGGGTTAAAATTGGCGTATCTGCGCCAACCTCCGTTGCATAAACTCCCTTAATACGGACAGTTTCTTCACCATATTCGTTAATGTCTTCGCTGGGCTGATACCAGGTGCGAACGGCCAGATCATCGCGGCGTACAAACGGCCCGCCCTGTGCATTAACATAAGCAGCCCAATCACCAGCGTCCGCAGCATCGTGCGCAGCTGCAAATTCAATGCTCAGGCCATGCGCGGTTTCACTGTCAGCCATGCGGCGGAGTTCACGATAAACCGTGACCGGTGCACCGCCTACAAACTGGAACTGGCGAATGTGCCAGCGTGCTGCCCAGGCTGAAACCGCTGGCGCAGTCTCTTTCAACAATTTGCCGCTTTCGTCGTCCAGCTCGCCATCGAGCGCATAGCCATCAATGTTTTTAGAGATGTACTTCGCTATGTATCCGGTGGCGCTGCCTTTCTCCGGGTCGATGGCTTCAGCGTGAAAACGCGCTTTACGGGCCTTATCGGTTGTCAGTTCACTGCTGTCTTCCTGCCAGGCATAATCGCGCATGACTTCACGCACGCGATCAACATTCTCCGGAAGCATGAACATCAGCATGTGCCAGTGTGGGGTCGCATCGTGATGAGGTTCCGCAACACGGATCCCAAAGATGCGGATTTCTTCACGGTGAAGTTTGGCGCGTATTTTTTGCCAGACATTGCAGAGATAGCGCTGCGTGTCCGCCGGGCTTGCACCGTTCCACTTACGGTTACGATGGCCGGTCTTGATTGTGGCGTGATAGTGCGCCGGGGCAGTCAGCGTATAAAACTCACCAACAAACCCCATCTCATTGCAGATATTTTCAAACCCACGGATACGGTTCATTAACTCACAGCGCTTGATAGCCGGATTTGAAACGCTCCCGTCGAACTTATCGATCAAACTGATTCGCTCGCCAGTCTCCTCGTTCTCCAGCTCAAGCCCTTTAAGAAATTCACGCGTGCGGCGCTTCTGCTCGCGCCATTCTGCTACGGTCATATTGCTGGCATAAGGCGTATGCTTCTTGCTGACATTAGCGAGTGCAATATGCAGATGCTCACGCCATGCTGCTGCAACACGGCGCAGGCGGCTTTTCCACCATTTTTCCGTTTTCATGCGCATGATAGCTGGCGTTACTTCTTCAGGATCAAACAGACGGGATGTGACTTTTTCCCATAGCGGCGGGGTCTGATTAAACTCACGGGTAATAGTGGCTGCGGTCATATAAACGCGATGCGTATACCGATAATCTGACTCAGTGCTGACCTGTTCGTGCACCTGCGCCAGTTCGGCCATGATGAAATTAGCGATATCACCTGACAGGAGATCAACGTCAGAACGAGCCATATCAGGCAGACGGTTAAAGCGCTTCATTAATTCCCACAGTGCACCGCCAGCACTGGCCGCACCTGTTTTTCTGATGGCGTTCTCAGTCAGCAGATTAAATGTGCCAGCTTTCATTTCACCGAGACGATACTGCGCGTTAACGACTTCAACGCGTGGCAATGTGCGCTCTACGAAAGTTTTCGTAAAGTACGCATTGGCACGGGCTGTGCCCTGTGTTTTTTCAAGATCACTGATACGGCGTTTAACGTCGAGCTGCACCAGAGTGGGCTGCTTTTCGAGTAAATCCTGTGCATGCACTAAAGCCGCAATCATCTGACTGCGGCTGCGGGCTTCCTCGTACGTGGGGTACGGGCTGGCGATGGCCTCCCGTGGGGCATTCCACGGGTAGGCGTATTCCTGGGTCACTTACACACCGCCAGCTCAACTGAGCAATCTGGCCCGGATGCCATATCCAAGCCAATTACCCCATAGTTTGACTGTGGTTTCCGTACAGCGATGATTTCTGATGCACGCTTACCTTTACCGGCAGCAAGACCAACCGAGCGGGCTACAGTGATTTTTGTGATGTCGAAAGCGCGGAAAATGCTTCGGGTAAACAGTGTGTCACTGTTGGAAACAACGACATGATTACTATCGGAAATACCCAGTAGATAGCAAGCCAGTGAATGCTGGTCATCATCATTAAAACCGCCCGTATGGTAATCGGTGAACGTGCCGTGATATGGCGGATCGCAATAAACAACATCACCAGATTTCACCATATCCAGCGTTTTGCGGTAGTCAGCACAAATGAATGTTGCCCGTCGCGCCTTCTCTGCAAACGTCTGGATTTCCGCCAGGGGGAAATATGGGGCGGCATAATTACCGTATGGGATATTGAATTCGCCCTTGCGATTATAACGGCAAACGCCCCTGTATCCGTGGCGATTCAGATAGAGAAAATATGCGGCACGCTCAAGCAGTGGCATTGAGGCGTTTCTGTTGAATTTCTCTCGGACCTGGTAATAATTTTCCTCTGTCTTGTTTTTAGTGAAAAGAGACAGAGTCACCATAATAAATTCGGTAGTGTGCTCTTTTACCTGACGGTAAAGATTAATCAGGTCGTGATTAATATCGGCTATCAGATATTCCCGGTAATCAGTATTCATCATCACTGCACAGGAACCCGCGAATGGTTCAACCAGGCGATTACCTACTGGCAGGTGCGCCAGCAACTCAGGCATGACACGGGATTTATTACCCGCCCATTTAAGAATGGTGCTCATAACGTCTCCCCTTTGTAATGCGTGGTTTTCAGCTCACTGATTTCTTTGCAGGTCACGCAAAGTTCTACGCCTGGCAAAACACGGCGACGCAATTCGGGAATTTCTTCACCGCATGAAAGACAGAAAAACTCACTCGCCCCTGACGGACGGTGAGTTGCATTTGCAAGATTGCGCGCCAGTTCTTCCTGTACGCGCTGTTGAACCAGGTCCATTGAGTCTGCCATTAGTGCAGCTCCTGCGATTCATTCTGATAACGCTCTGCTTCCCGGCGTATCAGATCGGCAGCTTCAATGCCGCTTAAACCTTTTTGATGCACATGTACTGCCAGCTCAACGAGGCGCTCAGAAACCGCCAGCGCACGGTCTTTGCGTTCCTCAACTCGCGCTTTAGTGATGATTGCTGCCAGCGCTTCAGTGTCGGCATCAAACTTATGTATTTCGATATTTCGCATTTATCTTTTTCCAGAATTTGGGCAAAAAAAATCCCGTCGGGTTTACGCCATTTAATTTATTGAGTGTTATTTACTCAGCTAAAAAACAGTCTGCCGTTGAAAACTGACGCGGTAATATCCGCCCCCAGCGCGCCATTTTATTCATGGCAATAATAATCAACTCTCGTCGATGCTCTTCAAAATATTGAAAAGGTTTACCAATCTCCTCCGGCTTAAAAGTTTTCGGGTTCTCACGATTAGCCAATGTCAGAACACAGAATTTGAATTCATCATTCTGATGATTGAAATAACGCAATGCGGGGTTAGCGTTGTTGTCTCGCATTTGACGCCACTTTTTACGAAATTCATCAAACGTCATTGGCTGAAGCTTATCAACACGAGCGCCCATCAAATGAATTTTGGAAAAACTGGCGGGTTCGTGTTGTTTCGGTACTTCCCATAAAACTTGCATATTAACCACCGAATACACGGCGCAGGCGTAGAGCAAAACCGATGCGCTTAGCTGAAAGACCTTTGAGCAATGCCTGCTGACTGTCACACGGATGCCAGCGCTTGCCGTTCTCTCCCATAATCCAGCCATTGCCATATGACATTGACGGGCTTTGCTTCTTCAGGCGTGCTGCTAATGAGATCATTGCTGTCAGCCTCAGTTAATACCGATTGAAGCACCCAACCCGCTAATTGCATCAACGGTTGAGGCTAAAGTCGGGTTTGACTGAATACGGGTCTGTACAGCCAGAGCGGCCAGCATCATGCAACGAATACCAGTATTGGCAGCTTCGACGATTCCACGACGGCAGGTTGCTGTAATTTTCTCAGGGTCGGCGACATTTGCGGCCAGTAGTCCAACCTCGGCAGTAGCTTTAAGCACATAGGCCGGGTACTTATCCTTTGCCACTTCGTTAACTGGCACACATGGCAGGCATTGCAGTTGTGCCAATGCGCCATCGACCAGCGTTGCATCTTCGGTTAAATCAGTTAAGAGCAGCATTTCTGAAACGGTTAGTTGATGAACCTGCTCAGGATTCAACTTGTTGCGCAGGGTCTGCACTTTCATATCAGCCCGCAGCGCAAGCTCGGTCATGTTATGAGTAAGCGCAAATTTGCGGCAGGCATCATCAAAGTGTTGTTGGGTGGAAACCTTAAAATCAAACATGGCTTTTCACTCGCACAATTTAAATAATCAAACTCAGTTAAGAGATTGTGAGATGCGGGCATCGATATAATGACAATCGACAGCCTGCTGAGTGAGTTTGTCGCGCCATGCTTTGACGTTGATGAGGACTTTAGAGCGTTTTTCCATGTCCTCTTTGTTGCTGAAATCTTTGGTGGGAGCTTTAAGCAATATGCCTTCATCAATCCATTGCCAGACAAGGCGCGTACTGACGCCGCGCATAGCTGCAAATTGTTTTACGCTCATCGCATCCGACATAGCAGAGCCGATCATCATCTGAAGGCTTGGCAGTAAAGCCGAAACAATGGCGCTAACTTGCGGGTCGTTGAGTAAGTCAGTTTGTTTTTGTGAACTCACACTCTCAAGCGTGGAAGTTGCTTTTAGATCATTCATATCGCATTATCTCTGGTTGTGTGAAATATGGTGCAGTGTCGTGCATCTTGGTCGATGAGCGTCACTATAGATCGTTAAAAATTACCTGTAAATAATTTTAAACTAGTTGGTGGTGCTTTTTTATGTCTGACAAACAGGGCAGTGGCTGGAAAATCAATGCTAATGATGGCGTTTTGGAGCGCCTCATGTCTGCATATGGCGTGAAAACGCAGGCGGATTTAGCCGGTGTGCTGGGGATTGAAAAGCATAGCGTTACTGGATGGGTGCAGCGTGATGCGGTGCCGGGAAACACTCTGGTTCGTTGTTGTATTGATACCGGGGCGGATGTTCACTGGTTGATGACTGGTCAGTTTGCAAATTCGAATTTTTTAAAACCTTCTCTTCACGGCAAGTCACTTTACAAAGAAATTTTGTCAAATGGTGGTAAGCCATTGTTGAGACGTGTGCTTGATACATATGGTTTTACTCAGCAAAAACAGTTGAGCATGTTGATGGGTATTTCAGAAGGCACCATTAGCACATGGATTAAGCGAGACTTTTTCCCTGGAGATGTGGTAGTTGCATGTGCTTTAGATACCGGCGTTTCTTTACAGTGGTTAGCCACAGGGCAGGGGGAAATGTTCCAGTCAACAGAAGGAACACAAGCCAGCAATGAGACGTTGAAGATAGATAAATACAGAATGGAATCAGGCAAGTTATTAAGCGCGGGACACTGGCTATTAGATGCGTCCTTATCTTCTGTAGAGCCTTCACTATTAAATTTCATTGAAGGCATAAGCCATTCATGGCTTGTAAATACTGCATCTCACAATATCGGTAATGGCCGCTGGGTCATCAATATTGATGATTCTTTCGACGTGTTTGATGTTGTTCGTTTGCCCGGTGGAAAAATCAAGCTATCTAATGACAGCGTTAGTTTTGAGTGTGCAGTAAATGATGTTAAGCCGCATGGAGCGGTTATTTTTACTCTGGAAAAAAATATATAAGGACCGGCATGAAACATACAGCGATTGCTCTTTTTTTGCTTTCTCTCTCTGCAAACGCCCTTGCGGCAGAGAAAACGAAAGAGATTGATGGAAAGGCTTATGGTGATGCATGGCCGCTGACCTTTGATACTGCAAAGGTGTCTTGTGTAAATCGGCTGTATGTCTTTGTGTATAACACAGCCACTGATGAACGATACCCGGTTAATGGCACTGCGAAAAATGCCGTTAAATCAGGAAAACTGGAAGGTGGGGATTTGAATGCTGTTTGGAGAAAGTCACCTGAAGATAGCAGCCAACGAATAAATATTGGCCCTGTGCTGGATAAAGGTTTTTCCCTGTGTGATCGCTAATTAACTTCTTACCTCGGTTTCATTCATGACTGTAAGCAAACAAAAAAATGGCAAATGGCTGGCTCAAATCTTCCCGAACGGAAGAGAAGGGAAGCGTATCCGCAGACAGTTCAACACTAAAGGCGAGGCCGAGGCTTTCGAGAAGTATAAAAGAGAAGAAGCTGAAGATAAGCCTTGGCTCGGCGAAAAAGAGGATCGCAGGCGGCTCTCTGAGTTGGTTGATTTGTGGGACAAGTTGCATGGCCAGTCATTAGTCGCGAGCAAGTCACGGCTTGCAAAACTCAAAATCGTTTGTAGGGGTATGGGTAATCCTGTTGCTTCCAAAATTACACCCAAAGATTGGGCGCATTACCGTGATCAACGATTACGAGGCGAAATTGATAACGGTTATCATGCTGACCGAGAGAAATGGAAAGCTAAGCCAATAACGGTTAACCGTGAACAACAGTATCTCGATGCAGTTTTTAATGAACTACGTCGGTTAGGTGAATGGAAACTACCTAACCCTATTGAAGGTGTCCGTATCTTCAAAGAGAAAGAAAAAGAAATGTCCTGGCTGACGGAAAAGCAGATCGATCAGCTGTTAGAAGCCTGCGATGAATATGGGAAAATTTTCCTTACCCGAATAGTGAAAGTCTGCCTTGCAACTGGTGCACGCTGGAGCGAAGCAGAGAGGCTAACCCGCTCTCAACTCTCGAAGCACAAGATCACTTTCACAAAAACGAAGGGTGGTAAAAACAGAACGGTTCCGATCCCCATCTGGCTCTATAACGAGTTGAAAGAGCTAGAAGGGCCGATGTTCAAACCGTGCTATCAGGAATTCAAGAAGATGCTCGCATTAACCAACATCATTTTGAGTGAAGGTCAGAAAACCCATGTGTTACGTCATACTTTTGCCAGCCATTTCATGATGAACGGTGGCAATATTTTGGTGTTACAGCGCATCCTCGGGCATGCCAATATCCGCGAAACCATGAGATACGCACATTTCGCACCAGACCATTTAGAAGAAGCAGCTCAGCTAAATCCTGTCGCTAATTTAGGTGTTAATAAAGAAGAAGGCGAAGAAGGGGCCAGCACTGCTGATGAAAATGAAGATGGCAGCAAAGTGGCGGCAGAGGTTTCATAATACTGCAATTCACTGCATTAGAAATTGGTTTAACTAGTTGTTTTTTATGGTAAGACGATGATGTTAAAAGGGTGTCAATAAAAGCGTCTTAACTAAGAGCTCGCGTAAGCGACATCTCAAAGTTAATAGCAAACAAGGGGTTGGCATCTGCCAGCCCCTTTTTTATCTGCGTTCTAAATGATAAATGGCGGTATTCACCGGGCCGCTTTCCAGCACGATTAACCCGTAGCGATAATCAATGAAACTAAACCCGCTGCGTTCTGCCACCGCACGGCTGGCCAGGTTATCAGCAGCGGCGAGAATCTCCAGTAACTTCACCTCGGGTGATTGAAAGCCTAATTCAATCAGCTGCGCCACAGCCCGTGTCGCGACGCCCTGGCGCTGGGCGGATGAGCGTACCCAATATCCCAGAGCACAGAATTCTCCGGGTTGGCGGGCAAAACGGATCCCAGCCCCGCCAAGCAATTGATCATTACCATCGACAATGGCGAACTCTTCGGCTTCACCTCTGGCCCGCTGAAGATGGGTGAAATTGATCCAACTGACGGCTTCATCATTACGATAGTCATCATGTGCCCACTCCATCCACGGGCTAAGGCTGGGAAGTGATGCATTCACCGCCTCGGTAAAGGCCTCAGCATCCTGCAAATTGTAGGGGCGGAGATGTACATGAGGAATTGCCAT